GTCGGCGGGTACATCTGCGCGAGCCGAGCGGCAGCAGCGGCGCGCGCCTGCGCCACGCCCTGCGCCAGTTGCAGCTTCAGGTTGGTCAGGTTGGACAGCCCTGCCTGCCCACCGGAGAGGAAGTTCCGCAGCCCCTCGTAGCGGGCCTGCTCAGCCTGGTTGATCGTGTCGGTCGCGGTGGCGGTGGTGGTACCGCCGAGCGACAAACCGGAGGAGGCGAGCAAGGCGTCGTTGGCCGCGTTGGTCTTGGCCTCTTGCTGCTTGACCTGCGCGTAGGCGCTGTACTTGTTGTCGATGGCCTTCTGGATCGTGTCCTTGTCGATGTACTTGGAGAAGTCCCCGAGGCCGTTCTCCTTGTTCATGTCCCCGGAGTAGCCGAGGTCGATGAAGTTCTGGCGAAGCTGGGACTGGAACTGCGCACGGGCCGCAGCCATCTGCGCGGCCATCGCGGACTCTGCGCCCTCGACCTCGTAGGAGCCGCCGATCATCGAGGCGTAGTCGGGGGTGAACGCGGGCACGGCAGCCTGCGTCTGTGGAAGCTGGATCGTCGGGATGACCCCGCCCGTCGCGCCTTGCTGGTCTTTCGCTGGCGCTGTGGGCATGTACTGTCCGCCCGCCTGCCTCGCCATGTTCGTGTAGCTCTTGCTCAGGTACGGACTCGTGTAGCCAGCCCCCGGCTGGAAACCGCCGCCGCCTCCTGCTCCCTGCTGTACGCCGAAGGTGTTTCTGATCGGCTGGTATTTGCCCACGCTGAGCGGGATTGCCATGCGGAGAAGTGTACGACCGCGAGAGGACGGCTAGGTGGTCGCGGAGCGCCCGGTGGTGATCGCGTACTGGATCCCCGCCCAGGAAGGCTGGTCGATGCCGTAGCCACCCGAGGTCTGTCCCGAGAAGGGATGGCTGTGGTCGGGCACGCTGCTCGTGCTGAGGGTTTTCATGGAGGAGACCTGGAAGGTGGGCGCGTAGGCACCGTAATACTGGTCGTAGTCGGGGGTCATCGCGCCGTAGCTGTGCGAGTGGCCTCCTCGGTTGCCGGTGTTCCCGGAGATGTCGTGGTGGTGGTTCGGCCCGCCTCGATTGCCCAGGCCCTTGCCGTCCGTCCCTCCCAGCGAGACGGTCGAGCCGACCCCGTACAGGGCGCGGTCGCGCAGGTCGGGAACCTTGAAGGTGGTGGAGCCGTCGCCCGACCCCCAGGCGGTGCCGATGGCGTCGAACAACTCCTTGTAGTCGGTGCGGGAGATCGTCGCCCCGTTGCAGAGCAGACAGTCCTTGCCGATGGTGGTGGTGGCGTAGGGCAGGATGATCCCGGCGGGGAGCAGCGAAGGGTTCGAGGAACCTCCCCCCGCGCCCCCGCCCATGATCTGGCTCTGGCTGATCTTGAAGTCGGAGTTGTCGAGGAAGTCCTCCAGCCAGCGGCGGAACTCGATGGGGAAGTAGGTCGGATCCCCGAGCAGCTTCGTGACCATCTGCTGCTCCTCGGCGGTGAGCGCGACCTGGGTGGCCTCGCCAGGAGTGACCCTGAAGGCAGTCCCGCCGCTGTCGCCGCGAGTGCCGTCGCTGCTCACGTCACCCTGCTGCCATCAACCGGCCAGTTCTCGATGGAGACGTCGTACAGCCGGGAGATGTGCGAGGGGAGCACCTGCTCGATGTGCACCTGGATCCCGTAGCCGGGACGTCCAACGGGCAGGCGCTTGCGGTCATACACGTTCGAGTAGGGCAGCCCCCCGGCGCTGACGAAGGAGTCGAGCACGACCGGCGTTAGCCGGTAGCCGACCTGGAGCACGTCTGAGGAGGGCGGGGTCTGCTTCTGGGTGGCGTGCGAGACGTAGATCGAGCGCATCCGCTTCTGCCCCTCGCCCCTGAGCGTCGTCCAGGCCAGGGTGATCCGGGGCAGGATCGGCACGCCGTTCGCATCGACCGCATCGGGGAAGCTGCCGCCGCCAGCGAAGTCGGGATCCATGTCGGTCAGGCCCGTGAACACGGGCGAGATGCGAGCCAGCCGGTAGGCGAAGGAGGCGTTCTGGTTCATGTAGTCGGTGCCGAACCAGAGTTGCTCCGCGCCCGTGGTTGAGGGGATCAGGCAGGTGCCGACCATGTTGGTCAGCCGATACCAGGTGCGATCAGCGAGGTCGCAGACGAAGGTGAAGGGCCGATCCTCCCTGGCGGTCGAGTTGTCCCACTGGGTCAGGATCGAGCAGAACAGCCGGTTCAGGTAGATGCCGCAGGAGACCTGCGTGCCCGAGCGCTTCAGCCCGTACAGGTAGCGCCAGACCTGGCCGATCCCACCCTGGTCGGTCAGGCAGCGGATCGTGGATCCGTCCGTGAGCATGACCCCGTGCGAGCAGGCCCAGATCAGGTTCTCCTGCCAGGGCACGACCGAGGCTGGATCGACGCAGCCGAACTGGTCGGAGAACACGTCCTTGGTCGTGTCCATCCCGTCTCGCTGGGTGAGCACCCCGTCCGGGGGGATCGTCCCGCCCTTGATCCGCGAGGTCATCCCGTCGTGGAAGACGACACAGACGTTCGCCATCGGCCCCAGCGCGGTGATCGAGCGATCCATGCCCAGCGAGGCACCGACAGCCCAGTCGGAGAGCGGCCCGTTCGGGGTCGCTGATCCGAAGGGCGGTGCCCAGCGCACGTACTCGGGCTGGGCCGGGTCGCCTGCTGCCAGCAGCCTGCCCTTCCAGACGCAGAGCAGCTTCGCCTTCGGAGTGTTCGCCCCGGCCAGCGAGTTGATGGCGACGGTCGTGCCGTCGAAGGTGACGTACTTCGGGTTGGCGAGGCCCTGCGCGTCCGCGAAGTACACCTTGTCGAAGAAGAAGCGCCCGTTGTGCAGGATCGAGGCGAACAGGCTGCCGACCAGGTTGGCCGGGATCGAGCCGCCGCCCGCTGGCATCCGGGGCTGGTCGTACAGGTTCGGGCCTGCGGCGACCAGCAGCTTCTCCCCCGCTTTGTATACAGCGTCAATGCCTCCCCAGATCGTCCCGCCCAGAGGGTTCTGGGTCAGGTACGTCCACGGCCCCCGGCCTTCCAGTTCGGCCCCGCGCTGGGAGGGGATGTAATCGACCAGATCCCAGACGTAGCCCTTCGGCATCGAGTCCAGGGAGAAGTCGCGGGCCATCCCCTTGACCTCGCCAAGGATGCTCTGCGGCCTCGCCACCTAGCCCCCGATGTAGCTGCCCGACTCGGAGAGCACGCCGAGGTTGCCAGCCAGGTCACGGCGGGGGTAGCCGCGCGGGGTCACGCGCTTAGAAAGTATGCGCTTGATCCTGGCGATGTCTCCCTCGGTGCCGTCCTTGCCCTCGTAGGCCAGACGCCACTTCTCGCCCATCGCGGACTGCTCGTGCTGGGTGTACTCGGCTGCCTTCCAGCAGGCGTAGTTGATGATCGCCGGGTGGAACTCGGGCGCTAGCCCGCCGAAGTTCGAGTTGGCCGGGTCGTCGGTGTCCTGCACCAGCGGCGAGGGGCGGAAGATCCCGTATGCCTTCACCTGGGTCGCCACGCCGGGGATCGGGCTAATCCAGAGCAGCGGCTCCTCATAGGCGAAGCCGGGGTTGTTGCCCCGCTGCGCGACGGTGATGTCCTCGCGGGTGAACCGCTCCAGGAAGCCGTAGCTCGGATGCTCGATGTCGAGCAGGGCGAGGATGTCCGTGCTCATGTCATGGATCGGCGTGTTCTCGGTCAGGGTCATGGTGATGACCCGCGTGTATGGGCGAGTGCGGACGATCACGTCGAGCAGCCCCTCGTTGAGGTACTGCTTGACGAAGACGATCTCGTCGTGGGACGTGATCTCCTGCATCCCCAGGGTGTACTTCACCCGGTCGATCATCACGCCGAAGTTCATCCGACCTTCACCGCGATCAGGTAGGAGGCACCAGCAGGCGTGCCGCCGCCCGCCGTCGCCGCCTTCAGGATGTGGCCGCTCGAACTCGCCTGCACGGAAATCTTGATCGTGGTCGTCGCTGCCAGGGTGACGATCCCGGAGACGGCAAGCGAGTTTCCCTGGCCGCTGGCAAGCTGGCTCGTGTGCATCTCGGCCGGGGAGATCACGGTCGTTCCGTCCCACAGCCTGGCGGTGACGAAGCCCGCGTTCCCGGCACGGGTGACGAAGACGGCCCCGGACAGTTCGTAGACGCCCGCCACCAGCGAGAGCAGCGGCCCGTCGAAGTTCGTGTTGATCGAGGAGATGCTGACGTCGGCAGCGAGGGCGTTCGAGAAGGTCTGGAGCGCCCCGGCCGCTGTTGACCAGGGGGCAGGAGTCTCACCCGTGGAGGGGCGAAGCGCCATGTAGGAGACGCCCTGGTAGATGACGACATCGCCCTCCTTGTAGGCGGTCGCCGGGGCGTAGGTGCCTGCCCAGCGCAGGTCGATGGAGACGGGAAGCTGGGTGGTCGGCACCTTGCCGCCCGAGTCCAGGGAGGCGTAGCCGTTCGCGACGCCCTTGTTCGCGGTCGCCTCCTTCGCCGTCAGCGCTGCGGACAGCCCAGCGACATCGGCCTGGGTGATGTCCGACCAGACCATCGCCCCGGAGACGCCCTTGATCCACTTGCCGTTGACGACGGCAGGAACGACAGGCCGACCCTCGACGGTGGTGACACGGGTGTCCAGCGCATTGATCGCGTCGGCGTGGACGTCAATGGCCTGGTCGATGTTGTCCATCTTCGGCTCATCGACCGGCGTTACCGTGTTCACCCAGTCGGTCGGGACGTAGTTCGGAACCAGGGTCATCGCTCGATCTCCAGCCAGGCCGGGTCTGGGCCTGGGTCGAAGGGAGCGCCCGCCACCCCGGAGGAGTCGGTGTAGGCGGTGCCTCCGTTGGGGCCGTCACAGTGCATCAACAAGACGGTGTTCGCATCCCGCGTGTAGGCGGCGGCCGGGGGCGTGAAGTTGGCCGTCCAGCGAGCGATCCCCTTGGAGATTCGCAGTTCGTCCGCGTAGCCCCGGAAGTCGTTACCGCCCGCAGAGCGGGCATCGCCGCCGATGGTCAGCGGCGCGGCGCTGTCGCGGAGCGCGCGTGAGGCGACGCTGGTGTCGTCCGCGCCAAGCTGCACGCCGTCCACGAACATCTTGATGACGCCGCCCGTGCGGACAACGGCGATGTGGTACCACTGGTTCAGGTTGGCGGTGAACCCCCTGTCGATCTGGACGTCGAATCCTCCAGTCGCCCCGCCAGGGCCACCCACGTAGGAGTAGTAGAAGGTCAGGCCCGGAGTCGCAACGGCCATCGCGTCCATCGTCAGTTCCCAGGCGCAGTCGATAGCCGCTGTCGTCATCTGCGCGAACAGCGCCTTCCTCGCCACCGTCATGTAGTAGCGGCCCTCGATGGTGAAGTCGCCAGCGCCGAGGTTCCAGTCGGCGTGGTCGGGGGTCTGGAGCGCGGTGCCGTTGGCGTTGGGGAAAAGCAGCGAGGAACCGCCGAACACCGAGGTCGCGTTCTGGGTCGTGGGTGGGTTCGCGCCCTGGGCGGTGATGGTCTTGTCCGCGATCCCCGCCGTGGGCGGCACCTTCTCGATGTGAACCCAGGCCGGGTTCGCGCCGGGATCGGTGACGGCCGGTTCGACCTCCAGCCAGGCATCGTTACCGGGGTAGACGATGGCGAGTTCGCTCGGAACGAGAAGCCCTGAGCGGGTGACTCCGAACGGTTCGAGCTTCTCCAGTACCTCCGTCACACGAACTCCTCGACCGTAGGTACGAGCAGGCCATCAGTGTAGGCCGGGGTGGGGACGAGATTCCCGAAGTCCTGGAGGCCGGTGGGCACGAGAATCTTCGCGGTCGGGACGGTCGGCGTCAGCCCCGCCTTGCCGACCTTAGTGATCGCCCCTCCGCGCAGCGTCATCCGCGCCTTGCCCAGGCGGGGGGAGTGACTGCGGTTCAGCCGGTAGGTCTTTCCTCGCAGCGTCATCCTCGGTTTGCCCGTCACCTGGCGTCCCGGCGTGACCAGCCGGTAGCCGCCCTTGCCGCGCAGGATCAGCTTCGGCATCGAGGCCGGGGAGGGCCTGGCGGTGCTGGAGACGTTGAGAGCGAGGGTGCTGTTCGCGGTCTTTCTGAGGGTCATCCGCGCCTTCGGCGGATTGACCTGCTTCAGCATGGCGACGACGTTGACGTTGAAGTGCTGGCCCTTCAGCGTCATGCGCGGCTTGGCAGGCTGGAAGATCGGCGGGCCGACCTTGGTGCCGTCCCCAACGACGAACTTGCCAACGATGGCCCCGACCCACTGGGAACTGGTGACGAGCGGTGTTACCGCCATCGGCTTAGACCGGTGGGCCAGCAGCGATGGACAGCAGGCCCGCCGTCCAGTCGATCTGGAACACACCGTTGGCGACGTCGATCTGACCGCCGAAGTTGAGCAGCGCCCACAGCCATTTGTCCGTGGTCGTCATCTCGTAGATGATCCCGAACCCGGTGGAGAAGGTCGCTCCCGGCCCCCAGGAGAGGTCGTCCCCGAGCAGGTTGTACTCGTCCGCAGCGGCGTCGTAGGAGACCGAGCGGTTGGCGATCTGCGAGCCGCCCTTGGTGTAGCCGCCGCCCGTCGCCAGTTCGCTGCCCGTCACGTCCGAGTAGCGAAGCTGGGTGTCGATGTTCGGGACGAAGGCGGGCACCATCAGGATCACGCCCATCTGGGTGGGCTGCCACATGCGGGCGATCAGCCCTGTCGCGGCCTGACCGAACCACTGGGAAGTGGCTGCCATGCCCGAAGGTTACGGCGCTCGTCGGACGTGGATCTGCGGCTTCGGGACGAAGAACTCGCGGGCCAGGAACTCCTCCTCGCGCTCGACCCAGCCCTCCCGCTGCATCTCCTCAACCTCGCCCACGAAGTCCTGCTCCAGACGTCGGCGCTGCTCGGCCTCGACCGGGAAGTGGCAGATCGGGCACTCCTTCGGGTTGGCCTGCTCGAAGCGCTCCAAGCAGGCGGCGCAGCGGTAGCCCTGCCACATCTGCTCCATCCACTCCTTCGGGATCGTCAGCCGGGACTCGCGCATCACCCGCCCATCCGGGAGCGTGCGGGCGCGGTGGGTCGGCTCGATCTCGATGTCGCCCCAGGCGGGATCAGGCGGCAACGATGTTCTCCTTCTGGAGTTCGATGGTCTCCTCCAGCGCGGCGATGATCTTCGGGCGCTTCGGGCCGAAGGTGCGCTCGTAGTGGAGAACGAGCGGCAGGTCGTGGCCGTCCTCGATCAGCTTGACGATCAGCATTTCCGTGTCCGGGCCGTCCCACTCGTCGTAGCGCGGGAACGGAGCCTTGATCGGTGTGTCCGAGACCATCAGCACTTCGGTCGGGACTTCCCCTGCCGCCTGCATCAGGCGGGCCTCGACAAGCGCCTGGGTCTCCTCGTCCCAGCCTTGCGCCTGCGCTGCCTCCTGGGTGTCGAAGACGGAGAGGCGCATCATCGGGTCGGTCGGGGTGGCCTCGTCCTGGCCCTGGGTGTTGCCCCGGAACTCGAAGTGACGCAGCGCCTCCGCGAGTTCGTTCTCGTACAGCATCGCGCTGCCGTAGACGGGCTGGAACTCCGCGTAGATCGGCTCCTGGGTGACTTCGATCCCGCCGTCTCCGAGCGCCTTCTGACGCTGGGGACGCACCTGGTACTTGTACAGCGGGTACTGGCTGACGAAGCGCATCTGGCCTCCTGGTAGGTGTTCGGGGGGAGAGGCCGAAGCGTCTCCCCCCGAAGGGATGCTAGGCGATCCCGGTCAGGAGTCCGTGCGTCCGCTCCTGCGCAATCGTCCAGGACATCTCGCAGAGGTACTCCGCTGCCATCCGATCCTCTCCCGGCCCCTGCCGGTTGGTGAGCAGCTTCGTGTCGCGGTCGCGGAGCGGCCGACGCTCGATGTTGCTCATGTCGAGGACGAACAGGTTGCCGTTGTACCCGTTCGCCCCGGAGGGATAGTTGGCCCACTCCTTCTTCACGACCACGGGAAGCTGGTAGCCGTAGACGCCCGAGATGAAGCCGTCCACCTTGACGCCGTGAACGCTCTCGTTCGAGGGCTTCCAGAACGCACCCTGGCCGCTCCGATGGAAGCGGGAGATGTAGTACGCCCCGACCGTCCCGGTGAAGATCACCTTGTCGGACGATCCCTTGGCGAGCACGGTCGCCAGGAACAGGTCGAGGAAGTCCGAGGTCAACTCGCCGCCGACGTTCTGCTTGTTGGTGGCGATGAACTCGATCAGCCCACCGGCATAGCCGGTCGGCTCTGACCCGGCCGAGCCAGCAACGTACTGGCGCGTGCCGAAGAAGCCGTTGTGCTCGATCTGGCGCTTGAACTCGACGGCCTTCCGCGCCGCCTCCTTCGCAGGCTCGCCGCCGCCGTACAACTCGATGGCGGTGGCCGTGCCCGTGAAGCTCCACGGCTCGCGGAAGATTTCCGTGTAGTTGTAGCCCAGCACGCGGGCGCTGTACTTCGGGCTGCCGATGTTCGCGCCCTGCGGGTACGCCGTACCCACGAACAGCAGCTTGTCGCCCGAGTTCCCAGCGACTCCTGTGCCGAACCAGGTGATCGAGATGGCCGTGCCCGCGACGGACGTGACCACGCACGCCTGGCCCGTCCGCATGTTGCGGTACACGTCCTTCGGCTGCACGGAGAGCGCGTCCTGGGCAGAGACCGAGAAGGTCGCTGCGCCCGCCGTGTACCCGGCTGTGGTGGTCAGCACGTCGTTGACGTACTGCTCCTCCAGCCAGTTGACCTTCTCGCGCGTGGTCGCCCTCGACCCCATGCGGGAGGTCATGGTCGTGAACTGGGTCTGATCCGGGTCGAGCAAGCGGATCTTCGGATCCATGTCCACGACCTTCTCGTCGGCTACGACCTCATCGGTGTTGACCATCGTGCCGACAGCTACTTCGGCCATGACTCACTCCTCTAGTCGGTGTGGACTGCTACCGGCTCTGGGGAGTACCGTCGTGCGGTTCCTCTTGGCCTATGTCAGCTTCGTCCCACTGGTGGTCGCTCGTGGCGGTGCCGGGGAAGTAGAAGCTACGCCCAGCGTAAAGGCTCACTCCCCCCGCTGCAAGCGCAGCCGAAGCTCGGTCAGTGGGTCGGCTACCGCCTCCCCGTACTTCGCCTGGTAGCGCGCGACCGCCGCTTCGAGTTGGTC